AACCAGTATTTGCTATATTAGCATAATTGAATGTACCTACCGAACCAGTTTCGATTTCTAGAGGAGTATTTCCGGTTTGAACTTGAACATATACAACGTTTCCTCCAGAATTTATATTTTTTACAGTAAATGATTTACCATTTGCTATAGAATCTGGTAAATAGATACTAATTTGTGAACCTGCACTATTGGGGTCACAAAATAGTATATCTTCTGTTAATTCATTAAAAGTATGAGTACTTGTAGTTACAGTAGAAAATTTTGATAACCCAGTGTAGGCTGTATTTTGAGTCGAACTGTCTGGGAATATTAAATTACTATTTGCGCCAAATGACCAAACATTATAGTTTGTGCCTATAGAAATAACGCCGTCCGCTCCTAGTTTTACATACTTGCCATCATCACCAAAGTATTGATCATAATATGAATTGTTGCCAGTATCCAAATGAATATGTGTAGGAGCGTCACCACCGCGCACCCTCAAATATTGTAGATTGCTTGTACTGTTAGGTCCAGGAGCCAGATACAATCCACCACCACCATACTCATCACCGGTGCCTTGCACAACTTGATTGCTGAATGTGACATTCCCAGTATTTCCAGAAACATTAACATTATTTGCAGCATTAAAAGCTGCTTGTGCTAAAGTATTTGCAGTGTTGGCTTGACTATAAGAAGAATTCGCATAACTAGATGCAGCATTCGCAGTATCTCTAGCCCACGAATCTGTAATACCATTGTTTGCAACAGCAAATGCTGCGTTAGCATATTCACTAGCAGAAATGGAATTAACATTTGCAGTATTAGCAACAACAAAGGCTGCATTAGCATAACTGGACGCAGAAATCGTATTGGCAGCAACAAATGAGACAGGTTGTTGTATGATAATGTTACCGATCATACCTCCATGAATAGCGCATTGATAAACATAGGTACTACCAATTAAAGAAAATGGAACTTTCCAATATAAAACTCCTGTTTCTTTGCCTTGTGCAGAAGAACCTGTTGATACTACACCCGTAGTCGATATATGAGTCAGACCACTTGAAGTGTTAACACCACCAGAAGATTCACGAATTAAAAATGGATGACCAGATACATTAAGATTAAATGATATTGTTTCTCCGGCCGAAACATAAATTGATGGATTATTACCAGAATATTGGTCAATTAAGTATGCTGATGATCCACTACTGGTTACATCTAGTTTTGTTACAGCGCTTGTATAATTAGAAATCGATTGTAAAAACGCAGTGTTTGCCTGAGTAAATGCAGCAGCAGCAAAAGGAATATTTGCTTCAATAGAATCATTTATTTGTTGTAAAGTTACTTTTCTTGTAGTTCCAGAAGAAGTATCTAAAACAGGAATAACAGTTAATTCTAAATTAGCATTAACTATATCTAAGGTCGTAAGTTCTGAGAATTTTTTGGTTGCCATTTAAGCCTCTAATTTATATCTACCATCTTCCGTAACTAACTGATAACCATCTTCAGTTAAAATTAATATCGATTGGGGCTCAAAAGGATTTATATATTCTTCCGAAAACCCAAATTCGTCATCAGGTAAAGCTGTAATAGGATTAGGAGTGGTTTTAATTTGTGTTATTGCTACATTTCCAGAATTTAAATAATCATCAGGATTTTCAGAAAGTATAAGATTTGTGTTCGCTTGACGAATATATTTTCCTGTATTAAGTGATGGCCAAATATATCCTTTTGCGGTAAAATCTAAATCCCAAGTTATATATCTTGTTGATAAAAAGTCGCCTTCATATTCTGTTGTTGTATTTACTGAATTTAAAATAATCGGCAGATCATATTTTTGATCCATGCCGGGAATAAAATCAACAGTTACATTAAAATCAGGAGTAAAATATGGTAATATTTGTTCTAGTATTTGTGTCCCATCTTCAGTGTTCCTAACAAAAATTGACATTGAAAAATCAAAGTTATAAGGTATAGGAACAAATTGTGTATTGAGTCTTGTCGAATTATTTGCAGAAAAGTTTCTAATTGTAGAAATTTGTTTTCTTCCTACATCATAACTAAGTCCAGTCATTTCAAATGAAATTCTAGGAACAACTATAGACATACTTTTGATTAAATTAGGATCTGCAAACAATCTTGTTACATATTTTTCTTTTGATCCATAACTTAATGGTACACGAAACCTTTCTTTTTCCTGTGAAAGGTCTTTTGTATATCGAATTAATTGTATATTATTAAAAAGTGTACCAAATGCGACAACAACTTTTCTTATAGTTCTGTGATAAAAATGTCTGTTCTGTAACATCAAGGCTCTCCGAATGGGTTAACTTCAGTAAAGTCAATAATAGAATCCGACTCGGTTTCAATTACCTTATTATCATTAATTTCTTCAAAGGCTCCGTCTAAAGTTATCATATCGTCAGCTGCTTCATCCATTGTCCAAATTGCATTACTTGTGTTACCTTTTAATATTGTTCCAGAAACAAAATTACCCTTTACTTGTACAACATCGACATATCGAGCTGGATTCCAAGTATGTACGATAGCTTGTGCCGTAGAGTTTGCTAGGTTTGCACCTTGATAAATTATTTCACCTTTAACAAATGTTCCTGTACCCGATACCGGAACAGACAATCTAGTTTTTCTATAATATTCAAATGCATCATCATCAATTTCTTGTTTACCTGTAGAGATAATTTCTTCTGAAAATACATATTGTTTCAGTCTAATTGCATAAACATAGACATTACCACCACGACCACGACCTAATGTATAGTACATAGCTTGATCATTTTCGTGTTCAACAAAAGTAATTTCAAAAAATCCTCTTAATAGAGGAACATAAATTAAATCACCTTCTCTAGGTCTTGTTGGCGCTTGATTTTCTGTAGCAACAATATCACCGATTCTTGGTCGATTGAAATTTGTTGCACCAACGGCATATTTAAATCTACGGCGAGAAACTAACACTGTAATCTCATCACGTATTTCTAAACCAAATTTAGAAATAAAATCTTGTTCACCATCCATACCAGTAATATTTTCGAGATACACTTCAATTGGATGTGCAGAGACATATTGTTTCAGTGTATCTTCACCAAATAATTTATCAATACCATTAGGATCTCTAGAAGTTCTTGGTAAATAATATACATCCATACCATAGATACCGAGAGCTTCAATCACCAAATCTTCAACTAAAAGTTGTTCATTGGTTATTTGGTCTTGAGGAAATGGTTGAAAATAAAAATTTGTGCTCACAATTAACCCATCATGAAGTCATTTGGCAATACGTTATATTGTTGCATTTCTGCTTCTATTTTATCAATTTCTGCAACAGCTTCATCATAAATTTCTTTACCATTTAGAGTGACACCACCAGGCATTTGTATACCACCAAACTTTTTCATGTTCTCACCCCATTGTTTTTTAATGAGAGCGGTGCCATATCTTTTCATAAAACGATTGTCCCAAACATCTGTAAGTCCAGCTGTGCTCATTGTGCCTGAAACATTATTTGTAGGTATTTTTGTTAATTGTATCTCTGTGGGAGACAATATTCGCTTGACCTGTACTTCTGTTCCTGATATACTGATTACATCACCTTCTAATAATTCTTGATCAAATTTTGTGTTTGTACCCGTAAGAGTGTTCGCAGTATTTGTGGCTGATACTGTACCTGTTAAAGTTACTGTATCAGGATTCATTTTACGATAACATTCGATGACAACATATTCACCGACTGTTGCATCTCTTTCCCAATCAATGTCAAGATAGAGTTTATTATGGTGACGATTAAATCTAAATTGTGGAGTACCTGAGAATAAAAGATTCAAAGTACGAATATGTTGCATGGTAATCTCATATGACACATAAGAAACTGATGTAAAGTCATAGAGATCATGCAGGCGCAATTGATAACGTAGGTCAAACATATTGACCGATGAATTAGAATCATCAAATGGCATAACACCAATTACAAAAAGAACTGGATCAGGACAATATATCCATTGTCTGTCAATATCTTCTTGTGTGAATTTATGCTTCATGTAAATTTTTTCACAACCTTCAAAATGATAGTCGTAAAAAAATTGAAGTGCATCGTCAATACGATCTTCTACTTGATCGTCATCAACGTTAATTTGAATTACTGGAAATCCTAATCTACGTAGGCAGTAATCTTTGAATTGTTGTCTAGTTGCAGGTGAGGCCATAATAGTCCCATTCGAATAGGACTATTTATGCCAATCTATCACCAAGTGATAGAACCTGATCCTGTAAATTTATAATAGCGAAACCCACCAGTAGTCGTTTCTGTTGGTGAACCTGTTGTTGAAGCTGCAGCATCAAAACTACTTGGATATCTAATGATAACTACTCCTGATCCCCCAGATCCAGAAGAAACGCTAGGAAATCCATAACTTCCACCTCCACCACCGCCGCCAGTATTTGTAAATCCATTTTTAGCAGCACTATTATATGGAACGCTTAATCCCCATCCTCCACCACCAAAACCACCAGCATAATTATAAGGATCTCCACCACCAGCACCTCCGCCAGCGATATATGTTGTATTATTATAATTCTGAAGGAGCGACAGAAGCAGAATCACTGGGAATGGTGAGTTAATGATGATGTTGATGATAAACTAAAGATGTCATTGTTGTCACGGATGAAAAAATAAATTATGAGCTTTTTGTACGTGCTGCTAGTATGAGCAGGATACGGAGG